ATTCTGTTTGACTTTGCCCGACAGGCGTTTCTTCCCCAATGATTTTCTTTTCGACCGGGCTTGCCTGTGACCTGCACCCAACAGTCGTTTGGACATTTTTCGCTGTATGGCTTGCCTAGATACTTTCGCAAAGAACATTGCTCAAATTGGATTTGCTCCGTTACAATCTTTGAAACTTCAACGATCTTCATTTGATCCTCACTGTTACTGATGAATTGCCCATCTGATATTCGCAACCCGGCACAAGCTCCCCTGCATCCATCTGCTTCTTGATTGCTGCCATGTCTGGCTTGACTGTTACTGTTGTAAGCTGACTAGGAATGTCGTGCTGATCTACTACCACAACTTTTTTTCGCGGTTTGGTTCTGCTGACTGTGCCTAGAGCGTGTTGGATCTTTGTTTGCCCCATTGCATCGAGCAAGTGACCAATCGTGATCGAGAGCGCTTCCTGCTTGGCTGACAGCCGCTTTGCTCTGGCGGTGTAGGTTGCTGCTAACTCTTTGACTGACCCTTCGTAGATTGAGCATTCGGTGCGCTCTTGAATGAGCTTGCCCAAAATGTCCATTGCATCGGTCTCACCGTCCAGCGTGTCAAGAAAGGTGTCCTGATCGTCGCCAGCCAATAGCCTTATTCTATCGGACATTTCGCGGATCTGTTCAAATTTAATATACATATTGTTCCCCTTGTTTTGTGACGGTCCAAATGATCTCGCCGTTGCCATACTGGTTTTTATGGCGCCGCCCGGTGTCCTCGATCAGCTCCATTTCTTGCAGTTCCGTTAAGCGCGGTCTTATGCTAGTGATAGGTAGCCGCAAAGAGGCGCTTATCTGCTCCCCTGACCCTCCTCCCAGGGTCGAAAGCGCTCGCAGGGTGTCCAACCGCCTGCCTGTGACCTTTGCGGCCGCCTGATGCGCCGCCGCGGTCTCTGTGTCCCCAGCCCCGCGGTGGTGCATCTTTTTTATATTCACCTCATAGATCTTCATCTTCTTGCTCCTCGAATATTGCGCCCTCTCCGTTGCACGTTTCGCATTCAACCGGATCTTCGTAAGGCTCACCGACATCCCGGCTGAAGCTTTGTCGCCGGTAAGTGACCTCAACAACCTTGCCATCTCCATCGCACTCCGGGCATACCACTGACGCCTTCTCGCGTTGGTCTTGGAATATGTCTTTCACCCTGCCCATCACAAAATCCCCGCAAAGAAAAATAAAAGGTAGAAGGTGAGAAACAAGCTCAACACTCCGATGGTATCTTTAAGCCACTCTTTCCAATCGTTCATTGTATTGCTCCCAATGGTGCTAAGACTTGGCCGTCCGGCGCTACGATATCTATAAAACATTCGACAAACTCGTTGTTCGCATAGATCTTTTCCTTTGCAGCAAAAGCGTCAGCAAAGCTGTCAAACTCTCCGACAATCCGCACTGCATAGGCGTCAATCTTTTTTAGTATAAAGTTCATTGCACTCTCCTTTTGACTTAGTGATGCAGCCCGAAGGCTGCACTGCAAAATCAAATCAAGTAGGCTGGGCCGGTCCATGTAACTCCCTTGAAGTTGCCATCGATGATGTTGCCACGCGCCCGGTTCCGTGTTGGCGCTGCCCAACTAGCAGGGTAAAGGATGTCGCCTTTTTTAAACTTGGGATCATCATCAACATTAACGATGAAGCCCCAAACAGTAGCCATTGGAGTGCCGCCGTTGTCCTTCATGATCTTGATGTATTTCTTGCCCTCCTTGTAACCTAAGCCGCTGTTGAAGCTGTCGATCATTTTTTGCTTGATGCTATCGTCAGTCCACATACCCCAGCCTGCGTAATCAGCTTTGATAATGTCGATCAATTCTTGTATCTGCTTTTCCATTTTAGTTTCCTCCTAACAAATCCGCATTACTTGACCGGCTTTCGCCGCATCGCTCCAGGCTTGCTGCCCAGCCTCGTCACCAGACTGAACCAAGGCCAACAAGCTTTTCTCGAAGATGATATCCTCGATGTCAGTCTGACGCTCACCGGGCTGGCTGTTGTCGCCATTGTCGAACAAGTCGAACATCGCGGCGTCTTTCTGAATCCTAGCCATTTCTGATTCCTCTCTTGATTAACTTACTCTTAATAGATAAGGTGATATCACAATAAAGGTCAAGGGGTAAATCAAACTTTTTTTGAAGTATTTGATAACCTGCTGAAAGAAAAGGAAAGAAAGTTGAAATATCAAACCAAGATGGAAGAAAAGAAAGCTCTGGTGGTCCGATTGCCTGCCGGTGTCAAAGCCCGATTGGATAGCGCTTCCCAATCCCAGGGGATATCACAAAGCCGTTTGGCAAGTGAATTGATATCGGAAGGGTTGAATCAATCTGTAAGCCTGGAAGCGATCCTTGATGATGTCGGCGTAGTGATCGAAGACGATGACAAGTCGGACGTCACAGACTGGCTGAAGCGGATATGACCAGCACTTACATTTGGCTCCCTGGTCAACCGATCGGCAAGGGTCGGCCCAGGTTCACCAGGACCGGCAGGGTCTACACTCCAGAGAAAACGCGCCGGTATGAGCATCGGCTGGCCGGTACTGCATCGAATTACATGATGTTGCACCAGCTCGAACCGACAACAATGCCATGCCAAATGGTTATCAAAGCACAATTCCAGATCCCAAAGAGCTGGACGAAGGCAAAGAAGGCCGCAGCAGAGGCTGACGAGATCTATCCTGGCAAACCTGATATTGATAATATCGCTAAAATCGTGTTAGATTCGTTCAACGGCGTAGTCTTCGAAGATGATGCCCAGGTCTATGACCTCAAAGTATTCAAGCGGTACGGAAATGAGCCGTGCCTAATAACAACTGTTACATGGGGTGAATAGATGTCTCACTATATGACAGCACTTGCAATGCAGCAGAAGGGCCTCAAACCGGCCACGAAGATTGTTCTTTATTGGATCGCTGACCACCACAACAGCGAGACCGGCGCTTGCTTCCCTAGCCTTTCAACTCTTGCTGATGAATGTGAAATGTCAAAACGCGCCGTGCAGGGACACATAGATGCTCTTGTGTGTGCAGGAGTAGTCAGGAGACTACAACGCAAGCGCAGCAATGGCAGCCAAACGAGCAACGGATACGCATTAAACCTAACAAAACAACCATGGCAGAATCTGCCACCCCCCCTAGCAGAATCTGCTACCCCCCCATGGCAGAATCTGCCAGCCCTTAACCTTGGAAATAATAACCTTGGAAATATAACCTCTAAAGATATGTCCATTTTCGATGATCTTTGGAAGATCTATCCGAAGAAAGTCGGCAAGGGTACAGCTCGTAAAGCACTGGCGACAGCAATGAAGAAAGCTCCCATCGATCAGATCCAGCATTCGCTCTCGCTCTTCGTAAGATCATGGGGACAGCAAGATAAGAAATTCATGCCGCACCTGGCAACATGGCTTAACGGTGAGCGCTGGGATGATGAAATACAGCAACCATCTCTCCAGGATATGACCTCAGACCAGCAGATGCAGGCAATCCTGGGATCGATCCCGACCGACAGAAAGATGATCCAATGAATTACGAGCAGAGAACAAAAGCGATCGGCGCATGGCTGCAAAAGGAATTGCAGTCGTATGACGTACCGGCAAACCACACGCCCGAAAGAGCAGCAACCGAAATGACCGCAATGGTCGAAGACATCAACAGCGAGATCGTCAGCTCCATAAACGAGGAAGGGCTAACCAACATCCTAAGAAACATGGGCAAGGACATCCGCAAGAACAATCGCACCCGATCATGGCCAACAATCTACAACATGGTCAAAGCAGCACAGAAATGCTCAGACGCATACAAGCCACCAATTCTAGGACCGGCAAAGTCAATCGCCTGGGACAGTGACGCCATCGAAGCCAGACGAATGAACCGGGGAGATCCAGTCGCAGAGACATACATCACCGGATCAGGAGCAGACAGACTGCTAGAAAAAAACCTCGTGACGATGAACGTCATTCAAATGTACCGGCAAAGCCTGGAAGAAAACCGCATAGAAGCATATGCCAGAAGAGAGCAGCCAGCCGACCCAATAGAGGACTATCCATTCTAATGCGCCCCAAACAACTCAGAGCCAAAGATCTAAGAGCCTTTGCAATCGTTCCCATCAGAGCGATCAAAGACCCACGGATCACGCCCAAAACCCTCCGGGTTCTCATTGCCTTCTGTAGCTACTGCGACAGCATCGGACGCACCTTCGTCAGCAATGAACGCATAGGCCAAGACATCGGCAGCAAGCGAACAGCAGTAGGATACCATGTCAGGAAGCTTAGAGACTACGGCTACATGGTTTATTGTAGACCATTCTACAAAGGCCAGAGATCCACAAGCAACCGCATCGTCTTCGATCCTCACGTCAAATACGAGGACACACTGCGCTCCAGGCTAACAGCCAAACAGCAAATGGAACTAAGTGAAGCAGAAACAAACGCACAGCTTCAAGAGCAAATAGATAAATCTGGCACTAACTGCGAGGTTGAACTGGACTTATCTAGGTTAAGGGCTGAATTTCAGTATCTCACGACAGACTATTTTACGAGGGCAATCGGTGCTGGATGGAGGATCAAGCCGGATGTCGTGCAGTCAGCGGCCATAATGCTGGCCAATCAGGCCGTAGAGCTCCTCACAGAGCCGCACAGTGACGAAACAGAGGCGGCATAGGTATGGGTAGCCAAACGATCCTATCGTCAATGGTTCGGGCGCACAGCGAGTCAGGCTGTATTAAGAGTTATAATCCACATTATGTTAAATTGCAGACACAAGATGTT